AGAGCGGATAGCGCGTATACCTGGGATGCCCTATATCGGGGGCCAGCCGCCCGGCACGCAATACACTGCCTTAAAAGTCCCAGATGCGAGCATAGCCCCGTCGGCATTTGCTCGGGTCGGAAGTCCCCGTAAGGCGAAGATCCCCCGCGCGGCGTCCCCGGATATCGCCGGGCCGGTGCAACTGGTGGCGGCAGCTCAATCGGTATTTTGTACCGGGCCGAACAAAATTCATTGCGGAGCGGGACGAAGCGTCTTATATCCAGCTCTCCAACGGTCTGGGCTTTGTTCATCAAGCCACCCAGATCAGCCCGGCTGATGTCGCGATCAGGCCGGGCATTTTTCTATATGGAATGTTCACGGTACGTTCGCAAGGCCAACTCCCCCAAAAATAAAATCGTACGCGAGGTGTACGATTTATGTTGACCGGCTATGTACGCTTGGTGTACACATAGCAAATCAGATCAGGGGAGACCAGCCGATGAACCAGCACCTGCCGCCGAGCAACCTTCGCCCCGTCCAGTGGCAGCCGGAAGACTTCAGCGCCCGCCAGATTGAGCAGTTCATCGTGGTCCGCGGCTCCAAGGAGAAGTGGATCGACGGCGACCTTTTCACCCGCGCTCAGGTCATCAAGGAAGTCGACGCGGACTATTCCAACCTATGCCAAGTCATCGCGATCTCGCTTGAGGCCGGCACCAGCCGGGACGCTACCGACGAGATTTGCAAGGTCGTCATTGAGCGCTGGGGGCAGGACGACGAAGAGCTCGGCCCTGAGGCATATGCCTTCGTTGAGATGGTTTACGGGACCGCCTTCGCAAATGCCTTCCGGAGGTACGAGTGATGGAAAACTGGATCTGCGACGAGTGCAACGGCACCACGACCACTAATCCCGAGAACGAGTTCGGCGAGCACGTCTGCAACAATTGCGAGCAGAACAGGGCTGAGCGGGCTTGGGAGCGGTTTTGCGAGAGCTTCCACGACGGCGGCGACACTTCGTTCCTCTCGTTGCGCGATCGGCAGGAAGCCGCACGGAGGCTCAAGTGACCATCCGCTGGCGCGCAATCATCTACTACCGGACTGCTCACGGCATCATCGATGTCATGCACGAGGTTTCCGAAATCAGCGACGTGCATGAACTGGTCGAGAAGGGTCCGCATTGGGACACGGTGGTCAAAATCGAGATCATCCGCATCAACCATGTCACTGGTGCCGACCTTACTGTCGAACAAGCGGAGAAGCTGTGATGGCCCGCACGATTTTGGAGAATAGCTCAGCGGCAGAGCGCCTCGCTGTTAACGAGGATGTCGCAGGTTCGAATCCTGCTTCTCCAGCCAGTTTCGTCCCCGAGAACCGTATCGATCTTTTCTGCGCCTGCCTCATCGCCGGGCTTGGCGTGTTCTCAATCGCGAAGTGGGTGCTGTGATGGGGGTCATGTCTGAATTCGATCGCCAACTCCAGGAAATCTCGCGCGTCATGGCTGACGACTGCGAGCCCGGCACTCCCGAACAGCTTGTCGAGGAGCGTGTTCACCGGATGGCCGAGGAGATGACCGACCTCGCCATGCTGGCGCTCGATCCCGACCAGAAGCCCCTCCTCCAGCGTGAAGCTCGCGGGATCGCGCAAATCCTCCTCCGCGCCAAGCTGATCCTCTCGGTCTTCGAGGGCGAGGACATCGAGCAAATTCGCCGGCTGATTGTCGCGCTGGAAGTGCCGAAGCGCCCGCTGGGCCAACTGAGCGTCGTGAGGAACAATGGGTAATCCGTCTGCCGCAGTCAAAGAGTTCATGGCGAAATACGGCATCGCCAGCGATGAAATCTGGGAGGTCCACGGGTCAACCTGGGTCGTCAAGCACAAGGCGCTTGAGCGCGTCGCAATTGAGCAGGGCATTGTTTGGCTGCGTCCTTCGGTGCAGCTCTGCGACCTCGCCGCGAAAACCGCTGTCATCTGCGCCTTCGGCAAACTCGGAGAGCGCGAAGAGTGGTCGTTTGGGGAGGCCTCGCCGGCCAACAACAAGAACAGCTACCCCGTGGCAATGGCCGAAAAGAGGGCGCGTGATCGCGTGATCCTCAAGCTTCTGACATGCCATGGCGACCTCTACTCGGAGGCCGAGGCTGACGAGTTCGCGAACAAGACGGCGAATGGCAACTTGGCTCGCCTCGCTAAGAAGGATGCGAAGGGCGTCTACACCAAATTGCAGGACGAGATGCGCTCTTGCTCATCGCTCGACACGTTCAAGGCTTGGATGAAGGCCAACGTCGAGCGGATCAAGATGCTCCCGGAGGATTGGGAGGACACGCTGCGGCTTCAGTGTGAAGAGCAGCTTTTGGACCTGAAGCAGAAGGAAGCAGCCTGATGGCTTACGACAACACCAACCGTGGTTCGATCTGGCCGAACAAGAAGAAGCGCCCGGACAAGCAGGACGCCGACTTCACAGGGTCGATCAACGTCAATGGCGTCGAATACTGGCTAAACGCCTGGAAGCGCAAGGAAGGCGCCTCGCCGGATTCGCCGTCGCTGTCCTTCACGGTTCGCCCGAAAGATGAGCAGCCGGGCCAGCAGGAGCCGCAGCGCCAGCAGCGGCGGCCTGATCCGATCTCGTCGGGACGCATGCCGGCGAAACAGAACATCATTCCTAACGACGATATGGACGGGGACACGATCCCGTTTTGAAAGTCCGCTTCGGGGGAAGCATGACCGACAACCTGCCATGGTCTGAGCAATTCCGCATCGTCGCCAAGCAATGGGTCGATGCCGATGCTGCCGCAACAATCCTTGAGGACACCAAGTCTGCCGTGATGGCTGAGCGGATGCTTGGCCTTGGGGAGATGGCTGTCAACAAGGCTGAGGCGCTGGTCAAGGCTTCTCCCGAATGGAAGCGCCATGTCGAGTCCATCGTCAACGCCAGGCGCGCGGCGAACCGCCTTAAGGTTCAGATGGAATACCTCCGAATGAAGTTTTCGGAGTGGCAGTCGCACGAGGCCACCAAGCGGACGGAGGCCAGGCTGTGAGCCGCAAGGTCGAAGAATGGATCGGAAAGACACCGGACACACCAGCCCCTCCGCGTGTGCGCCGAAAGTCCCGTGGCGCGCCATACACCACAGAGTTCTTCCTCGATCGAAGCATTCCAGAGCCGAATTCGGGTTGCTGGTTCTGGATGAATGCGACAGCGCCGAATGGGTACGGCGTTGTTAACGTGGGCCGAAGAACGACCAGGGCTCACCGTCTATCCTATGAAGTAGCGCATGGAGTGCGGCTGCCATCGTCAATTGATGTTTGCCATACCTGCGATATTCGCTGCTGCGTGAACCCAGATCACCTGTTCAAAGGAACGAGGGCGGACAACATGAGAGATTGCGCTGAAAAGGGGCGCATCCGCATTCCTGGCCTCGCGGGAGAAGATCTGCCGCAATCCGTTCTGACCGAGCGACAGGTTCTAGAAATAAGAGCGAGCAGGAAATCTCAACGAGCCCTGGCGCGCGATTATGGTGTGGACAAGGGGACCATAGCCCACATCGTTCACCGCAAAACCTGGAAACACATATGAGCCGTCAGGTCGAAATATGGATTGGGAAAACGGACGATGCGCCCGTTCCTCCGCGCGTCAGGCTTCGTGTCTTCGAGCGATATAGCGGAGTTTGCTATCTCTCCGACCGCAAGATTCAGCCGGGAGATAAATGGCAGTTGGAGCATATCATCGCTCTCTGCAATGGCGGTCGCCACAGTGAAGACAATCTGGCTCCTGCTCTTGTCGAGCCGCACAAGGTCAAGACGGCTCAGGATCTGGCGCAGAAGTCGAAGGACTACCGCGTCCGCGCCAAGCACAGCGGCATCAAGAAGCCTCGCACCATTCGGGCCTGGCGAAAATTCAACGGCGAGATCGTCCACGCGGAGAGAGAAAGATGACCATCCTCATGTTTATCGGCGGCCTCGTAATCATCCTCGGCCTTCTCGGATGGTGGATTTCGAATCTGAAGATCTGACCCGGTGCTCGGTGACGCTACGACACCACCGTGCCCCTGTGAATAAAGGGATTTGAAATTGACCGTTACTATCCGACATGGCGATTGCCGCGAAGTCCTCCGCACCCTGCC